CTTGTTCTCAAAGGTTGCTCCTGCCAACTTGATGGATGACCCACTCTCGACCGTCAAGTCGTAGACAGTGAGCATTCCTTGGAAGTAGCCGTCCTTCCAACGGTTGGCATCCGCCCCAAAGTCGTAGGCGTCATGGGTGTCGGGAAGGAGTGCCGTGTTGATGGCAACATTGGCGAGATTCGAGAGCGCAGTGGTGGCCCCAGCATAAGCGAGGTAGTTACTGATGTTTCCCACGGGTGTGTCCTTGCCGCCTTCTGCGCGGCCGTCAGATTTCTCGATGAACCTCCCTTCCATTTGCAAGAGTCGCTTGTCCAACCATCCCTGGTAAACCACTCTGCAACCATTCGCACCCGCTTAGACGGCGAGCCAAGAGTAACCTTGAGAAGCAGCGCCGCCAAGGACGAAAACTTTGCTCAGGTCATCAATATGAATCGGAGGCGTTGCCTCACCAGCATCGAGTCGGAAACCGGTCGTAGCAGAGACCGTGCTTGTCCCAACGAACACATCATTTGCATTCACGAGATCGGCTTTGACGATCACGTACTTGGACACAGGGAGATGCCCTGCGGCTTCGATGGGTTGGGGAGTGAGGCCAACCGTCCCTTGTCCGGCCTGAAATTCTTCGGCCGCTTCTTTCCCAATGTTTGTGTAACTCATGATTTACTTTTTCCCTTCACCGCGAGTGCGGGCTTTGGTGGAATCTTCGAGGGTGGTGTCGCGGCTCTCCGTTTTCTCTGCCGCGCCAGACTTTGCCGGGGCGTCATCTAAGTCGACAACACCACGGGCTCCCGGTGTGGCTGGGGCCGAATCCACGACTCCTTGTTCCTCTGCAATCCGCCTGATCCGCTCTATGTGATCGTCACGGGCTTGGAGGTATTCATTCTCGGGGAATCCAAGAGCCATTGAAGCCAGTTGCTCGCCGACGAGGCCGGCGTCCTTGGCTTGGATGATCACCTCTGGACTCGCCGTGGTATACTTGGCCCGATCAATCTCTTTGTAGATTTTGCCCATGGTGTCGGGATTGATCTTGCCACCGAGTAGCGTCGTGCAGACCGTCTTCCACAGTTCCTTCCGGGCACTATTGCTCGGCGTCCCTGTGATGACATCCGAGAGACTTTTTGCCTCTTGGATGCGATCCTCGTCGCTCTTGAGACTGTAGCGATCCGGGTACTTGATCACTGGGATGCTGCGACGATTGGGGCTGGTCTCTTCGTAGGCTGCCCAGTGTTCGACGATCTGTCGCTCGGCGGCTTCCAAGATCAACCCAATATACGAGAGTCCGGCTTCCAGGCCGGCGTTATCCATCGACTTGGACTCGGCTGACTGGCGGGACCCCAAGGATTGAATCGCCAAATTGATCAAGCGTCGGATGTCCTTCTCCAACTTATCTTGCAAAGCCATTGATGCTACGAGAGGCTCGCTCGATGGGTGGATGAATTTAGGGCGATCCATATCCTTCGGATAGAAACGTCCTTGTGTCACACCAACTTTGTGCTCTTTGTCGTGGGCACCCTGTCCGCCGGCAGTCGCCGTCCCATCGGGGCTGACGCCATCCTTGAGATGGCTCCCGAAACTCCGTCCAACCCTCTGCTCGGTGTAAAAAGGGAAGTTCGCCTTGAGGGCATAATTCACATCGCTGGACACCAGATTCAGTAACGCGATCTGGTACTCGCAGACATCCTTCAGCAAACTGTCGCCGATGTCGAGCAGAACAAACGGGATACGAGTCAGGTTGAGTTCCACCGGACCAGCAGGGTTCCCTTCACGATCGATGGGATCGCCAGAGGCACTGAGGAACTGGATGTTGACTTTGCCGTTCTCGCCAATCCAGAGATGGCGCAAGCGTTTCACTTCTTCTTCAGGGAGACCCGTCTCACCATCATAGTTGGTGACGGTGTCTTCCAGCAAGAGTGCCGAGAATTCGCTCGGATTTTCCGGGCTCGTGCAAGAGTAGGAGAGAATCTTCTCCAACTTGTACACGTAGACGTAAGGACGGAACCCACCAACATCCGCCAGCGTTTCGCCTCGGGAAGGAGGGGCGTCAACAAACACACCAACCTTGCCCATCACCAGCAACTCTTCCAAGACTTTGCGCCCAATGAAAGCATTCATGCTGGAACCACGGCGATCGACACCCATGTCGAGGCCGGCGACTGCGCGATGGTAAGCATCACTACCTTCCTTGCGGACAATGTCCACCATACGCTGGAAGATAGAATTGCGAATATCGTTGATTGCCGCCTTGGCGAAGGTGGGGACCGGCGTGATTGACAGACGCTCTTTGTATTCGGAGTTGGCTTCCCGCGTGCTGAATTCCTGGAGGTACTTCTGCCGAAAGAGCGGCCCGCCCTCGAATGTCAATCTCCAGCGCTCCCAATCTGCAAACGAAGTCAGATAATTAGGGAGGCGGTAATCGATGATTTTCTTGTTGGCCATCATATACCTCAGAGAAATTTGCTGATATCTTCCCCAGTGGAGATACTCGCTGCGAACGGTAATGCAATCTCGTTGTAAACACGGGCTAATGCGAAGTGGTCAGTAGCCGTGCTCACGTAGACTGCTTGTGGGTTGTCGTTTTCGTCTCTCTTGTACGTCCGCACGGGAGCTTTGATATGCTCGCGGTAATCGTGGGAGATATCACGAGGTAGCTCGATACGCCGTGGTTCACGGAAACGGCCCAAGGCCGCGCTGAACCAGTTTGCCCTGTCAGCATGGACCATAGGGGCCCCTTCGCCATCGTCTACTTCTGAAATCTCCTTTGCCGTGACACCCCGGCGAAAACGGCAAAGCCACACAAACCCTGGGAATCTGCGAGCAAACCGCCTGGCTTCCATAGGACTTGGATCAGGATCGATCACACACGCTTGAACTTGCCATTCGCGCATCAGTTCGTCCAACACGCGATCCCTGTCCTCTTCATGGACCTTGAACTCATAGAGAACCTTGCACTTGGCGGCAACATTCAGATCAGAGGAGAACTTGTCAATGAACCATTCAGCAATCTCGATGTAGTTCCATTTCCCCTGGTCGACACCCATCGTGATGAGCCGTTCGCCACCAGAAGGTCGGTCGCAATTCTTGGTGTAATTGCAGATGCAGGCATCAATGTCAGCGTCAACAATCTGGGCTCCATCGCCGATATAAGGCAGACCGAGCTTCGAGTTGTGAAATTCGACGTTCTCTGCCTCGTTCCCAAAGCCTTTGAAGTGGGCAACAGCGATCTCACCGGGTGAGACAGTGAATGAGTACAACTGCGAAATGGCAAAGCCACGGACTGCCGGGTTGCTGCCATGATTAGTGGATTCCCAATCGGCTGTCTTGAGCCAATCGGGCTTTGCCTGGTGGTCCAGCCGGCCGCCGCATTCCTTACACTTCAGGAAGGAATCATGGCAGCGAGGATCGCTGATGTGTTCGCCATGGATCTCAACACAATCGGGCCACAACAACTCAGTCTGACGACTACAGCAAGGGCACTTGAACATGAAGTGCTCTTGCGTCGAGTCCTTGTAGAGCTTGTGGATGCCATAGTTCGGGACGGTCGGAGTCGAGATGCCCCACACCGTCTTTAAGAGTGCGCCAGACAGACGTTCCAACGCCAAGGCAACGGCTCGTTGACTGAATTCATCCACTTCGTCCATCAGAAGGACACTGACGGGGATGGACTTCAGGTTGCTGTCACCACGCGAGCCACGGATGTAGAGCGTGTTGCTACCAGCCTGCTTCAGTTCGATCGAGTTGATGTCCGTGAAGAGTGAAGCGAGGTAAGGACTGTTCTTCAATGCAGGCGTGAAACGCGACTTGGAAAAGTCGCTGGAGTTCTTCGTCGTGGGCAGCACATAGAGCACGTCACGATGAAGCTGATCGAGTGCGTAGAATGCCAGGTTGATGAGGATTTCGGTGACGCCTAGCTGGGCCCCTTTCATCGCATAATTGAAAGGTGCCTGCGAGTTGTGCATCCCCTTCACCCAGGGGTGATACTTTGCGGAGAATGGACCCGCGAAGTCCCCTGTCATTATTCTCCGTTTGGCGGCCCATCGGAGACAGTTGGTAAGGGACCGGCTTTGTAGCCCATCCGCTATCGA